ATAAACTAACAGCAGCAGAACGTGTTACTGAACAAGTCCAGAAACGAATTTCTGAAGCGGGAAAAATAAATGCTAAAGAATAAATTACCCTGGAAAATTCGATTGGAATTTCTTTTCCTTAGATACAGATTTACGAAATTTTTTGGGAAAAAATTACGGCAGTATAATACACAAACAGCTATTGCCAGATGTAAAACGCCATATTATTATAGTAAAAAATTTATAAATGAATGTTTTGTAAAAGAACGAGTATCAAGAGAAACAATACGGCAAAAATATGCTACAGGCAATTGAAGAACTAAAACCTACGCTCTCTGAGCCTTTTCCAAATATTCCGAGATATTGGAAAGATCTCAGAACTGGATTGATAATTCCAAAGTATGAGGTTGAGAATCTTCAGTGGCGTAGAGATTTATTAAGAAAAGCTGAAGATGATTTAATTCTACGAAGGGATTTACTTACCGCTTCTAAACAATCTTTACATTTCTGGACCAACTGTTTCGTCCATACTTATCACCAATTTGATGTAAATCCTGAAACTGGTGAACGAATTGAAGCAAAACAACCGCATAATCCATTTATAACTTGGAAAATCCAAGATGAATTGCTCGATGAATTTCTTATTTGTTTAAAAAAAGGCGAAGATATTCTTATTGATAAATGTCGTGATATGGGAGCAAGCTGGATTTGTGTGCTTTTCTTACATTGGCTGTGGCTATTTAGGCCGAATAGTCAGCTTCTTGAAATGTCACGTACCCAGGATTATGTTGATCAGACCGGTAATATGAAGGCATTATTTCAGAAACATGATTATATAAATAGTTGGCTTCCAGAATGGATGTTACCACCGGCTATAATGTCTGGACAAAAATATCGAACAAAGATGCACATGCAGAATATTATAAATGGTAGTGTTATTGATGGTGAATCGACCACTGAACATGCAGCGTCAGGTGATAGACGCTTTGTTACTTTGCTTGATGAATTTGCTAAAGTGGAACATGGACAGTTGATGCGTAGTGCTACAAGGGATGCTTCTTATATTCGTATTATAAATTCTACACCGGCAGGTGCAGGAACAGAATATAGCCGATGGAAAAACAGTGGACAAGTTAAAGTATTTATACTGCCATTTCATGAACATCCAGAAAAAGGTAAAGGTCGTTATATCCACAAAACAGAAGTAGGAAATTATGAGATCAGATCTCCCTGGTTTGATATTGAAGCGACTTTACGATCTCCGAAGGAAATGGCACGAGAAATTTTGCGTCAGGATATTGAATCTGGTGCAGTATTCTTTACGCTCTCGAACATTGATCAACATATGGCTTTATTTGCAAGAAAGCCAAGAACACGGTATCATATACATTTTATATCCGATACATCTAATGATGCTGTACAAGGTATTATTAAAAGAAAAGATTTTAAGAAGATTTCTATAAGGCGGGGAAAAAGGGGGCCATTAAGAGTATGGTGTCAATTAATAGCAGATCGACCTGATCAGTCCAAAACTTATATCTTTGGTATCGATATTGGTAAAGGGCAAGGAGCATCGAATTCGGTAGTTTCTATTAAATGTAAAGAAACCGGAGAAAAAATTGCTGAATGGACTGATGCTAATACACCACCTTATGATATGGCTCGAATTGTTATAGCTTTAGCTATCTGGTGCGGTGGTAAACCGCCACGAAAATTACCATTTCTTAAATGGGAAAATAATGGTCCTGGTTGGGATTTTGGTAAAATTGTTGTACGAGAATTTAAATATCCCTATTTTCACAAAAAGATAAAACCGGGGCAAGTCGTAGATAAGAAAACTATGAGTTATGGATTCCAAACAAACACACAAAGTAAATTCGAGTTACTGTCATTATATGACAGGATTATGGCTCATGGAGGATATATAAATCACAGTAAAGAAGCATTAGAAGAAATGAAATATTATATTCATTATAATGATGGGGGTATAGGCCCGGCAGTATTAATTGAAGAAAGTGCTTCTGCAAAAAAGACACACGGTGATAGAGTTATAGCTGATGCACTGACTCTTGATAATAGTGAATTACCTAAAATTAAGCATACTGGTCCGAAACCACCACCCAATTCATTTGGTGCTCGTTATGAGAAAGCTATGAAAGTAAAAAAAGCTCAAAAAATAAAATCTTGGAGAAAACAATTTAAATTTTAAAATGGCAACTAAAGCCCAATGTAAAAAATGTCCAGAAAGACTTGATTGTCCTATTTTAGAGGCAATAAAGATAGAAAAAGCCTTTAGAGAAAAGTGTACTGAATATAAAAGGAACAAAAATGGCCGAAACTGTACAACCAATTAAATTTCAGGGAGCCGTGAAACGGGGGTTTGAGAGAGGAAAACGATACCGTCGAGCACGAGCCATGTTTGTTAAAGAATATGTTGGACAATATTATGCAAAGGAATATGGCCTATCAGGGGATGAACCAATTAATCTAATCTTTAATGCGGTTAGAGCAATAGTTCCTAATTTGGTTATGCAAAATCCAATTAATAAACTCGAAACTAAAATTATTGCACAACAGGGATATGGTGAACTTTTGGGATTGGCAATAGATCAGACAGAACGGGACATTGATCTAAAACAGACTCTCCGGGCCTGGATTGTATCTGCTCTTTTTGGTTGGGGAATTATTAAAGTTGGCCTTGCTGCCAGTGGAGAAATGTTACAATTTGGTGATAGTAAAATAGATCCTGGTCAGGTTTATGCAGAACTTGTAGATTTGGATGATTTCGTAATTGATCCGGTTTGTACTAATCTTAGAAAAGCAACTTTCATGGGCAGTAGGATACGAGTACCACGTCAACTTCTTCTGGACATAGATGGTTATGATCATGATCTTGTGGTGAGATTGCCTTATGCTCGATATACTTCTGATGGTAAGAGAGTCGAAGATATTAGTAAACAGGGCATGTCTACTATGGAGATGCACACTTTACAAGATTTTGTTGAAGTAGTAGAACTGTGGGTTCCTGAAGCAGATGCGTTGGTGACTATTCCTGATCCTATGCAAACTACATTTAATGATTATTTACGATTGACTGATTATAATGGTCCAAAAGAAGGACCATATGTAGATTTGTCATTTACGCCACCAGTAGAGAATAATCCATATCCAGTTGCTCCTGTGAGTATATGGTTTGATTTGCATCGAATGGCAAATGAAGTGTTTAAGAAAATTATGACTCAGACTAAACGACAAAGGGATGTATTATTATATAATCCCGCACAATCGGATGAAGCAGAGGATATAAGAACGTCAGAAGATGGTGATGTAATAGCCTGTACTGATCCCAGAGGGGTTAATTTGATGTCTTATGGTGGTCAGAATCAGAAGAATGAATTAATGTTACAGGAATTACAAATGTGGTTTAATTGGATGGCCGGTAATCCTGATCAGATGGCAGGAAATATTCCTTCAGCAGCAAAAGGAAAAGAAACTGCAACACGATCCACAATTTTACAGTCTAATGCACAAATTAGTATAGAAGATGCCCGAAATATTTTATATGATAGAACGGCTAAAGTAAGTGAAAAAATTGCATGGTATTTGCATACTGATCCGATGATTAATTTACCGTTGACGAAACGAAAAACTGGCGGGGAACAAATACAGTTGTGGTTGACACCCGAACAACGACAAGGTGACTTTCTGAAATTTACATTTAAACTTGTCCAGAGATCCATGTCACGATTAGATCCGACTCTTAAATCTAAACGAATTTCTGAATTTGCTATTAATATTGTACCCCAGTTATTTGCTGCGGCAAATTTAGCTTTACAGATGGGTGTTCCATTTAATATACAAAGATCTATTACCGATCTTGCTAATGAAATGGGTATATTAGAAACAGTGCAAGATTGGTTTGATGACCCGGAATTTGAACGGAGAATGGCCTTAATGGCACAATTAGGGCCGCAAAATGCTGGTAAAGCAAGTGTAGTTGGTCAAGCAGGTGCTATGTCGAATCAAGGAGTTCCAACGGGAGCAAATGTATTGACACCGCAGCAAGAATCTAACCAATTTGCACAAGAAACAGCCGCAGAAGGACAATCGGCTTATGGAAGAGTATATTGATGAATGAGGAGGCAGAACCAATGATAGGAAAACCAAAAAAGATAAATGGGTTTGATAGATGGGAAGTTGAAAGTGCAGCACGTACTCTCATTGAAGCGATAGAAATTCGGAAGAAACCAAAATTACTCGCTCTTGCTAAAAAAGAAGCATTAAAGCAAGCTAAATTGGCTCAGGAAGCCGCATTAGAAAAAAAAGTTAATGCTAAAATGGCACAAACATTTGGGAAAAAATAATGGTTATACATGATTTTATTTGCGATAATTGTAATATAACTATTCAGGATACGGATACAAAAGAGTCGCATAGATGCCCGAAGTGTGGTGAAACTATGCGGTGGGACCTTAGAGGAATAGCTATACACGGCAATTATAAACATCCAATACATTCTGATAGTTTGGGAATACAACCAAGTCAACGAGCCGAACATGAAAAGATGTTTCCGAATATACGATTAGATGAACAGAATAGGCCGATATTTGAGGATTTTGTTAGCCATGAAAATTATTTGAAAAGATGTAATCTTGTAAAGCATCGACAGAGAATAAAGACTAAAGGAAAAAAAATAGCTACAATGGGAAAGGAAGAATAAATTCCGTAAATTACCTACCCCTGGTGCGTAAAACCAGGCAGTTAAATATATGGGAGAATAGATATGTCAGAAAAATTGAAAAAAGCTGTTGGAAATATCGAATCAGCAAAATCAGATGAAGAAATTTCTGATACTGATATTGATGCTATAACTGAAAAAGCTACTGAAATTGAATTAGAAGATAAGACCAGAGAACGCCTGGAACAAGTCTACAAAGATGAAGGTCTTGAAGAAGAACCGGCAGAGGAATCTGAAAAATCAGAGGATACTACACCGGATCCTGATGAGAAAAAGGAACCGGAAGAAGATGCTGAGAAAAAGGATGACACTACCCCGGATTCTGAGAAAGAAGATGCGGATGAAAAAGACAAGGATGCCAAATTAGAGGCTAAGGATGAGGATGCTGATAAAGGCGATAAGAAGAAAGATGTCCCGCAACTTTCAGATGCCTATTATCGTGCGGCTATCCATAGGGGGATGAAGCCTGAAGAAATTGAAAGTTTTTATGAGGCTAATCCCGAATTATGTGTGAAAACACTTGGTAAAGTCTACGAAGCAGTAAAACGATCTAACGAGGAATTTGCTACGCTCGGTCGTGCCTATAAAGTGCAGCAAGCGGCAGCTACAGCTACCCCGCCTGCAACTAAAGTAACGACTGAAGCAACTATACCTGAATACAAAGGTGTAGATTTTGCGGCTCTTGAAAAAGCTGATATGGATCCTGATTCTTTGGCTGTTATTAAAGCATTGGATCAACAGAATAAGATACTATTCGATCAGGTTCAACAAACCAGACTTGTTCAAACAGTTGAACAACCGTCTGGTCCTACGCCGCAAGAAACTCGTGCTATTGCTCAGGAAACGGCAGCGATTCAGCAGCAAATAGAAAATTTCTTTAATGCTGATGAAGTAAAACTTTATAAAGATTTCTATGGTGAAGTATCGAAAGATGCTGTTGATTGGAGCACTCTTAGCCCCGGACAGATAGCGAATCGTTGGGCTGTAATTGAAATGATGGACAATTTATTAACAGGTGCACACATAAATAATCGTGATATGAAAATAGATGAAGCAATGCGATTAGCTCATCTTAACATATCTGAATCGCAACGTGAAAAAGTAATACGTGAAAAACTAAAGACGACTGTAACTAAAAGGAATAAAGGTCTTTCGTTGAAACCTTCAAGCACTAATAAGAGTGCTGATAAAGTTTCACCAAGTACAGAGAAAGAGCTAATAGCAACTACACAAGAGAGAATGAATAAGTTGTCTTGGTAATAGCGTAGAGAGGATTATAAAATGGCTGTAAAGAATAGTGATCTCGCTGATCTTATTGCTATTACGTTAAATGATCTTCCAAAGCAGGAATTCGAGGTTGGTTGGGATAACCAGGATTACGAAGCCTGTAGGATCTATCAGACTGAGCGTATGGTAATAGACGGTGGCAATCAGATCGAGCGTAAAATTATGCTTGATACCTCTGGAAATGCCAGATACCGAAGAGCTTATGATACTGATGAACCTACAGTTGGTGACGTTATGCACACTATCAAAGCTCCCTGGACTCGACTTGGTACGAATTATTCTTGGGACGATTTTGAATTGCTCCAGAATAAGAATAATGCAAAGGGTTTTATTAGTCTTATGAAAGTT